CGCCTCCAGGTCGGCGAGGACCTGCTCAACAGCGGGGCTCATCGAACCTGCCCTTCGGCAATAGCTGCAAGAATTTCGGCGAACTGATCCCCGGCGACTTTCAGCTCGTGCCGAAGCACGTCTGACAGCAATGCGCCGATGACCGCAGGCGTCGTGCCAAGCTCAACGGTCAAGCAGACCTCCCGAGCTCCCAGCTTGACGACGATTTCGAGGTTCTCGGTCGGGCTCACCGGAACAATCTCGCGGCAAAGCCCCAACCGAGGCGGAAGCTAAACCCGACAGCAGCCGAAATGCTCATGATCGCGGTCACCAGCGCGAAGGTCTCACCGAAGGTCACAGCACCTCTCCCTTCACGACCAGGTCGAGGAACCGTTGCGCCTCCGGCAGGCCGGAGGACCCGTCCAGCGTGATCACCTCGAAGTCCGCGCAGGTGCCATGCCGCTTGGCATGGTCGCTGATGCGCAGGATCACCGGCTTGCGGCGCCAGTCCACCGGCACCTCCAGATACCGGCTGCCTGAACCCGCGACGCGGCTGTGGTGGACATGGACGGGCAACCCCAGGCTCTGCGCATAGAGCTTGGCCCGGTGCGCCAGCACCGGCAGTGCGCCCGGGCGCTGCGGCGGCCGGCCAACGATGGCCCGCCGCTCGGGCGGAAGGTGCCGGGTCCTCACTTCATGCCTCCGTCGTCGTTCGCCGCCACAGCCTCGACCGCGGGCTCCACCGGCGGGATCCGCGCGATGAAGAACTCCTCTTTCTGGCTCACCTTCAGGCCCAGGCCGTCGAGCACATAGGCATCCCGCTCGTCGCCGTTCATCTCTTCCGGCTCCTTGCCGGCAGCAAGCTTGCGGAGCGCAGCGATCAGGGCGGGCTTGTCCAGCTCCTTCTTGGTGCGGATCGCCCAGGGCTCAAAGCCAAGGAGCTCGAGATCCTCGATCGCCTCGGCCTCGGTGATGCCCTCCAGCTTCAGCGCCGGCGTGCTGGTGCGGTGCCCGATCAGGCAGCCGCCCAGCTCCACCGACTTGCGCTTGCCCTCGGTCAGCTCCTGGTGGGCCACCGCCCACCAGGGCTTCAGCTGGTTGAAGATGGCCTTCAGCTGCGCCTTGTAGGCCTCGTCGAACCGGTCGCGCTGCGCCCGCAGGGCAGCGATCTGCTCTTCCAGCGAGTTCTTCGACCGCTCCAGGATCGCATCCACCTCGGCGAACCGCGCCAGCAGCGCGATCGCCTCTTCGGTGCTCTGGGCGGCGGGCAGCTTGTCGGCCTTGCGGCGCTTGGCACTCATGGCATTGCCTTTCCGGACAGGATGATGGCGACCGCCAGCAAGGCGAACGCGAACAGGAAGCTGATGTGGAGGGCGCCACGCACCCGCCGCCGGCGCCGCTCGAACGGGGATTCGAAGCGGATCATCGGCAACGGCGCGTGGTTCTGGTGGACCGGCCGCGCCCAGTGGCGGCCGTCCGAGGTGCGGATCTCAACGGGCATCGCGCGCCTCCATTTTCGGAACGGAGAGTGACTGGACCATCGCGTCGGTCAGCAGCCGGAAGCTGATGTCCGTGCGCCGCAGCTGCTCGGCCCGCGTCAGGCCATGCCGGACGCTCGTGTGGTGCCCCAGCCCCAGATGGTCGCGGATAATCGGCAGAGACCAGCCGTTCACCTGCCGCAACACCCACATCACGGCAAAGCGGGCGCGCGTCACATGCGCCTCGCGGCATGGCGCCAGCAGCTTGTCCCGCCGAACGTCGAATGCGCGCTCCGCTGCCAGCAGGCAGGCGGACAGCATGTCGGCGCTGATGGGATAGCCAACGGCCCGGCGGGCGGCGTCGATCGGGCCGAAATCCACCAGCAGGCCGGGATGCCGCTGGCCGAGGCGGAAGGCCTCGACGACGTCAGCTCGTGCGGCCGGCCGTTCGAACAGGCTGCACCCGCTGCCACGGCCGTCGAAGAAGCGGGAGTCAGGCCCCCGCGTTATCTGCATGGTCATGAGAGGTCTCCCTCGTCTTCATCGTCGGGGCCGGGGCCGCGCGGCGCGGCCGGCCGATCCAGGTCGAGCCAGGGGCCGAGGGCTTCCTCGGCCACCACGTCGAGGCAGCTGGTGCACAGCACCGCGTCGAGCGCGGCGTTGGGCATCAGCGCATCGCAGCCGAGGCAGCTGGTGGTGCGGCGGAGGCTCAGGTCAGCCATTGCGACCTCCCTCGATCAGCGTGAGGCCCGGCTTGCCGTGGCCCACCCGCTCACGCATCGCCGCCTGGGCAATGGTGGCCAGCGTCATCACCGGCAGGTTCACCACCTGCTGGGCCTCGATCAGGTCGACGTTCTCGCGGATGCAACGGATTCCGTCCGTCACATCCGCGCGCGTGAGCCCTTTCTCCGAGCTGTTGAGGATCTCCAGCGCCTTCAGCGCCAGGCGGATGTCATCGATCTCGCTCTGCATGGCTCAGGCCCCCATCAGCTCGGTGTTGCGTTGGGCCCAGGCCTCCTGCAGGTCCGACAGTGTGACCGGCCGGTCCTCCCCGGCGGCCATCAGGCCGGCGAGCTTGATGGTCTTGGCGATGCCGCGCAGGCCGCCCGGCTTCGTGGCCAGGCTCTGCAGGAACTTCACCTGCGCCGGCTCTTTCACGCCCCAGCCGTGGATGATGACGGCAGCGTCATCCGGCTTGGGATGCGCCTGCGTGATGCGCATGCTGATGCGGCTATGCAGCCGGCCGAGCTCGGCGCGGCGGATGCCGCCCAGGCGGCCGATCACCCGTTCGTCGCCCACCAGCGCGATGCCGATGCCCGTCTTGTCGTGCCAGCTGCGGATCTCGTCGAGCGCCTTCTCCGACAGCTCCTGCGCTTCATCGATCGCGATCAGCCCGCCCGAGCCGCGGGCCTTGGCAAGGATCCGCGCAGACAGCTGCTGGGGCGAACCTTTGGCCTCGACGGTCGCCATGGCCTCCAGCACCGCCAGCTGCATCGGCTGCACGCCCGATGTGCTCGGCGACATGGTCGCCAACCAGACGTTCGGATAGTTCTCGGCATACTCCATCAAGGTGCGCGTCTTGCCGGTGCCGGGCCCGGCCGCGATCGCCACCACTTCGCCGGTCTGCGCCCACTGCAGCAGCGTCGTGATCTCGCGCGAGGTGTGCGTGGGCAGGAAGCCAGGGTCCTTCACCGCGCCGGGCTTCAGCAGCGCCAGGTTGGCGCGGCCATCCAGGAAGCGGCGGACCTCCGAGGCGACCCGCATGACGTCGCCGCCGTAGCTGCCGGAGCCGAACGAGGAGAGCGTGCCTTCCGGGATGCCGGCGGACTGGGCGAGCGCCTTCCAGGTGCGCCCGGTCTCTTGCTTCACGGCCAGAAGGCGCAGCCGCACCTCTTCAGCCGTCTCTTGTGTCTCGATGATGGTGGCCATACTGTTCACTCCTCAGGTGGTTGGCCCTGTCGGGCCGGCTGCACCGGCGCCGGGGCTCCACCCCCGGCGCCGGAATCTCATTCCTCCCGCACGATCCTCAGCGAGGCCGCGAAGCGGTTGACGTAGGTCGAGCTGTCGTGGGCGGGCCGCGCCTGCTCGACCGCCGGAGCCGCCGACCCGCGCGCCCGGATCGGGCGCACCACGGTCGCTTCCGGTTCGCTGGGTGCAGGCGCTTCGATACGGGCCAGCTGCTCGGCCAGCTGCTCTGCCGACAGCAGGTTCTGTTGGTCGGCGAGCCGCGTCGCGGTCTTGCGGACATCGGCCCGAAGCTTCGTCTGCCGTTTGGCGGCTTCGGCGTCGCGGAAGCCCACGGCAGCCCAGCAGGGCGCCGTCGCGATCAGGGCGCCGGCCTCGCTGTAGACCTGGATTTCGCCGTGCAGCTCGTCGGGATCGAACCGGATGGTCACCGGCTTTCCGGCATGCGCTCCCAGGCTCTCGGTCCAGTACCGGTTGCCCAGGAACGCGATGCTGCCGTCGCGGGCGTCCGTCCGCAGCTGCTCGGCCGTCAGGAGAGCGAGGTTCAGCTCGGCGGCCGTCGCCTTCCGGATGGGCGTCCGGGCGTAGGACTCCTCGAACACCTGGTCGAACGAAAGCCCGTTCATGTCCCGGCCGGTCCGCCCTTCCCGGGCATTGTGCTTTGCGATCTCCTGGGCGACGATCCGCTCGAAGGTCTCCAGCGGCACGGCCCTGGAGCCATAATTCTCGGGCTTCGCGTCCGGCCGGTTGCCCGTGTAGGCGCCCTCGAAAGCAGGGTGCTTGGCGATGTCCTGGGCATAGTCGCGGAAGGCGCGCTCGATCGGTTTCGCCTGGCCGTGGTAGGGCGTTGCCCACAGGTTCTCGATGCCCAGCTGGGTCAGCAGGCCCAGAGGCTCGTCCTGCCGGACCTTGAAGCGGTACCGATTGAGCGCGCCGCCCGTGATCCACTTGCTGGCAAAGGCCCGGCCATTGTCCATCAGCACCGCCTCGGGCACGCCCCAGCGCCGGAACAGGTCGGCGAAGGCCAGGCGGGTCAGGATAGCCGATTCACTGCGGCCGATGCGCCAGGCGAGCACCTTGCGGCTGCGGATGTCCTGGATCGCCACCATGATGGGGCGGGCCACGACTTCCTTTTCCCAGGCGCGCGCCGGAAAGCGCACGAACACGTCCCACCTGTGGCCGTCGATGTTCACCAGCTGCAGCGCGCCCATATCGGCGACGCTGCGGATCTGCGCCGGCACCAGCGTCTTCAGCGCCTCGCGCCCCTCGCGCTTCAGCACGTCCACCTCGCGCGGCACCGTCTTCTCGTACCGGCGCTTGAAGGTCTTCTGGTGGGGAATGCTGCCGAACCCGTTGGCGCGCGCCCACTCGGCCGTTTTGCGATAGCAGTCTTCCCAGCTCGGCCGGGACGGGCGCTGGCGCAGGGCCTTGAACACGTCGAACACAGCGTTCGGGATCTCGACTTCGGACCGGCCGCCGCGATACTCGGGCAGCAGCAGCGGCGCCCAGTCGGCCCGGGGCTGCCCGCGCACTTGGCGGTCCCAAGCCCAGATCACCTGCATCGACACGCCGGCCTGTTGCGCTGCCAGCTGGGCGCCCCGGGTCTTCGTCTGGCCGGCGGCGATGTGCCCATAGAGGACGTCCAGCGCCTGCAGGCGGATTTCGGCAGCCGCCCGTTGCCGGTCGGTCGCGCGGTCAAAGGCGCTCCACAGCGCATCCCGCCCGGTCAGCGTCGGCTCGGGCTGGGCCTGTTCGAAACAGATCCCGCGCTTCACCAGCGCGGCCCGCGCAACCGGCGGCAGGACCGAGACATGATACTCGGTCCCACCCCCACGCTGCCGGGCGGGCCGCGCCGCCGGGCAGCCATCGATCAGGCGATCCGCCCAGCGCTCCGCCTGCGCACGCATATGCACCTGCCGCTTCACCTTCGGCATGCCGGGCAGCGCGAGGTCTGCGATTTCGGCGGCCGTCAGCCACTCCTGTCCGGCGTCAACGGCCGGCTCGGCGGCCGGAAAGGGCAGGATGGTCGCGCGGCTCGCCACGGATCAGGCCTCGCTGCCCTTGTTTGCGTCGTCGTCGAACGCCGACTTTCGCTTCACGCGGCCGTCGGGGTGATAGGTCTCCAGCCAGTCAGCAAGGAAGTCCCGGCGCTGAGCCGTGGTCAGGCTTTGCGCCTTCCGGAACACCGAGCTGGAGAACTTCGTGAAGGCGTCGACCTTGGGCCGGGCCTGCACCTGGTCGATGGCCTCGGCGATCGACATCACCTTGGCTGTCAGGGCCGCCACGACCTTCTCGATGAACGGCACCGGATAGCGGGCCAGCTCATGAAGCGGCATCAGTTCGTTGGCGAGGCCCAGCTCCCGTAGCTTGTCCTTCAGGTGGGCGGGGATGCGCTCGTGAACCACGGCCAGGCGCCGCACCATCCGCTCACCCAACCCCAACTGCACAGCGACATGAAGGTCCCAGCGGAGCATATTTGTCATGCATGACAATCCGCTATCCGCCTCAGCTTCAATGACTTTCGGCAGCCTCGGTTCGGCATCTGCGCGCCGACGAAGGTCTCCGATTGCCGGAACCCCGGCCTCTTCCCGCGCAAGGCGGGCAAGGGCATCCACCGCCGCTGCGCGGTCGAATACATCCTCAGCCGCCCGTGCCAGCCCTGAGATCACCTCCCGCTTGACGCGGACCGCTTTCTTCGGCTGCACCAGCGTTGCTTCGATCGTTGCGATCCCCGCCTGCCGACTGCCTTCGAGGCGATGCCATCCGTCAACGAGGACATACCCGGCCTCGCCGGGCAGCTGGGCCACGGCAATCGGGTCGAACTGGCCTTCAACGGCGATGCTGGCACCGATCGCGGCCGCCTGCTCAGCCTTCAGTGTCCGGAATCGTCCCTCAGGCACCCGGATTTCGTCGATCTGCAGCACCAGCACTTCGCGTGCCGCCGGCTTCGCAGCCATCAGCCCCGTCCTCCCCGATGAATTGGTTTCGTCACTGGGCTCAGCGCCCGGATTTGCTCGTCGATCTCGCGCTTGGCGGCGACCAGGCTGCCCAGCCGCGCCGCATGGAACTCCTCGCCCACCAGGGCGCGGGCCCCGATCCGGACGAGCGTCGCGTCGAGGATGTCGAAACGAGCAGTTGCCGCCAGAATGGCAAGCCACCGCTCGGCGGAGACATTGTGCTCGTCCCGCGCTTCGCTGGCGTAAGCATCCAGCATGCACTTCGAGACATTCTCGCCCAGCAGGGCCGAGACAGCGCCGGCCAGCTCGTACCGGCTGCGCGGATCCTCGCGCAGCGCCCGGCTCACGCCCGAAGCGATGGTCCGCCCCAGCCCGGCCAGGTCCCCTTCGTGCCGCGCCATAGGCGGCGGCGCGAAGGAGAACGCCATCTGGGCGTCAGTCAGGGAGGGCCGGCGCTTGGCCACGTTTACGCAGCCTGCCGATTTAGACGATGCACCGTCTTTGGCGCTTTGGTAGAAGGCGAATGTTCGCCCTTCGGCATCAGCCCGCTGTCTGCAGCGTGCTGCCGGATGGCATCGAGTACCCGGCTGCTCTTGTGGCCTCGCGTGAGCTTGTTGACGGATTTGAGAGGAAGGCCATGCGCCGTTTCGAACGCACTGATTGTGCGATACTTTTTGCGAATGGAGGCCTTGATGTCCTCATAGTGCAGACCGAGCAGCAACGGTGATTCCTCGCCGACATCTCCGATATATCGCTGTCTAGGGCGATATTTCGCCCAATGGCAAGCGAAAAGTCACTGACGCCTTGGGGCGAGCGGATATTGGCGTGGCTGGATGGCAGGTCGCGGACCGGCCTTGCAAAAGAGGCCGAGCTGTCGGAGCGCACTCTCGGAGACATCATTCACAAGACGACGCCGGCCGCCGACAAGGCGGTGAAGATCGCCCAGGCCATGGGCACGACCGTCGAATATCTCATGACTGGCCAGGGCAAGCCGCCCAGCAAAGTGCCCAGCGTCGCCGAACCGACCACCGAGTTCCGGCAGCCTGCAGCCGACGCGATCCGCTCTGTCTCAGATCGATATCGCGAAGCGCTCCTGGCTTACGAGGAGGCCACCCAGGCAGCAGCAGTCGTGCCGGACGAAGCGCTGAAGGAGGTCCTGATCAGCCTCCTATTCCGTCACCAGATCCCGTTGGAGGACATTGTCCTTATCCTGGCCGCAAAGGCCAGGAAGGCAACCTGAAAGCCACACTGTGGCAGACGACATATCCCTCCCACTTAGCGCCCGGAGCTCCTTCGCGCCCTCTGCCGGCGACACCGGACGGAATGCCGGACTTTCAGTTACTTAGGCCGGTCAAGTAGGCCCAGAGGCTCGGGTCCGCACAGAGTCCCAGTTCCGCATGTGCCGCGCCTGCAAGCAGCGTGCCCTCACGGGCCCCTGAACGCCCCCTCAGAAGCCCCTAAGTGCCTGTTGAGGAAGGGCTGAGGGCTCATGCCGCACGCCGCCCGACCTGGCTGCCAAACTCCAGCTTGATCTGTCCGCGGTGGCGTCTATCGGCATGGTTACTCTAGACAGCAACGCCCAGCTGCCGGGCACACCTGCAGGTCAAAAAAGCCCGATTTTTCTAGGACCTGTCCCGCCTCATCCCGTCATATCCCGGCCAATCCCGGACTCCCGATAGTTCTGTCCCCTTACACTGGGGTGGCAGGCGCGCGTGACCCACCCCCGGCCCCTCCCTTCTCCGCTTTGCGGGAGGGAGGGGAGGTGGGTTGTGGTTATTCGGCGGCGAGGGCCAGTGCGGGTTCGGCCTGTGGGCCTCTTA